CGATGCTGTAATACACTTGCTAAAGACCAATGATTTTAACACGCATGAAGAAGCTAGGGAATTATTGATAAAGGAGAAGTTTCTCAATTAATGATAACGGTTAATGTAAACGTATGCGAGGAACGAGTTTCGTTTTACATCGTGTTGTACATCGTAATAAATAAAAAAAATGAAAATAGAATTACCTGAAAGAATATTTGTAACAGATGCAAATGAATGTTTTTTTGATATGTTATGTAGAAAAGGAACTTTAAGGAAAATACCAAAAGACTCAATACAAAATAGTAATGGATGTTATGTTTTTTTTGGATGGGATGACTATCCAATAAGAGTTGGCAAAGCTGTGAAATTAAGAAATAGAATATTACAATATGTAAGGGATAGGGATTTTATATGGGAGAACGAAATACAATTTGTAGGTGTTTTATATACAGAAAATAATACTGAAAGCGTAAGAATAGAGGATATGCTTATAAAACACATACAGCCAAAATACAATAAAGTAGGGTTATGATGTACAACACCCATATAAACAGAGCTTGAGCGGTCGTTGTGAGGTAACGAACAATGCTGTTTTATATTATGTTAAAAATTAAAAAAATTATGAAAAGAAATATATTATTAGCTTTAATCGTACTAGGTATGATAAGCTGCAAAAAAGAAGAAGTAGAGCCAGATACAAATACTGTAGCTCCAATAGTAGTTACACCAACACCAACACCATATGAACCCGATGAGCGTATCTATGGTGAATGGGAAGCGGTAAACATTTGGTCACCTGAAACAGGAGATATTGTAGTAGACAATAATCTAACCATGAGATTAACAAAAGATTCGTGGATATCCTTAGCTGATGTAAGTTTACAAGCGGATATCTATTACCATGCACCAAACAAAATTAGTGATAGTCCTAGCCCATCGGTAGGGGGTAGCTTTTACGAGTTTGATGGTGACGATAAGATGACCTTGTTAAATTACGAGGATGGTAAGTTAGTACAAACTATACTATACATAAGAGTAGTTGAACAAATAGAAACTAACCATGTTAAGATTACTTTTAACAGTATAGAAGTAATGGACTCAATAAGAGTTATTCATGGTATCAATAGCGCACTATCAAGGATAACAATAATAAACGATGCTAAGTACTATGTTTGTAATATGGGTAATAGCGTTAGTAGTTATCTTACTTTAGTTAATGATTGTAATGATGGTTATTTAGAGTTGATAGGTACAGACATAATCTATGTTGAGTATAAGGGTAATGTAGATGTAGAATATTTTTAGTATATTTAAATGTAAAGTAGATTTTATTAGAATGGGTAAAGCTAAAGGAAGCGAAAAGACAGGAGGTAGAAAGAAAGGTACTACCAACAAGACAACTACAGAAGCTAGAGAGTTGTTTATAAAGACTATTGAAGGTCAGACAGAATACATAGCAGAAGCATTTGAACACGTTAAGCAAGAGAACCCAGAAAAGTATCTGGACTTGATTGCTAAGTTTGCTCAATACTTTGTACCTAAGAAAACAGAGAACTCTGATGTAGTTAAACATGAGTTCCCTACAATAGACATGAACGATTGGAAGTAACTAAACCACATCTAACCTCTTATCAAAAAGATATACTCTTTTGTCATTCTAGATTCACAATAACAGAAGCTAGTACAAAGGTAGGTAAAACCCATAGCCATATCATTTGGCTATTCGGTAAGTCTATGGAGTTATCAGAAGCTCATGGATATAATTATTGGTGGGTAGCTCCTGTATACAATCAAGCTAAGATAGCATTTAGTAGATTAAAGCGTAATCTAATTAAGTATGGAGTATTCAGATTTAATGAAACGTCTTTAACTATCCATTGTCCTAATGGTGCTATGATAGTGTTTAAATCAGCAGAGAAACCTGATAACTTATTCGGTGAAGATGTTTACGCTTGTGTGTTCGATGAAGCTCCTAGAGCTAGACCAGAGTCATGGTACGCCTTACGTTCCACATTAACAGCTACAGAAGCACCTTGCAAACTTATAGGTAACTTTGGCGGTGTAGGTAATTGGGTACATAAACTTAAAGAGAAAGCCTTAGAAGATAGTAATTACTCTTACTTTAGAGTTAACTGCTGGGATGCCGTAAAGGAAGGGATACTATCTAAGAAAGAAGTAGAACAAGCTCAAATAGATTTACCTGAAAAGATATTTAAGGAGCTATATTTAGCAGAGCCATGTGACGGTACAGACCAATTAATAAGCTCTGATTCAATAAGAGATTTATTTACTAATGATTTTGCAGTAAAAGGTAAGAAATATTTAAGTATTGACGTTGCTAGATTCGGTAAGGATGCTAGTTGTGTGTGTTTATGGAATGGGTTAAGGTTAGAGAGTATTAGAATAATCCAACAAAATACGATTACTTCCTTAGCAAAAGAGATACAGGAACTTGCTAAAGTGCAAAATATACCACGTTCACAGATTATAGTAGATGATAGTGGTGTAGGTGGTGGTCTTACTGATATACTAAAGTGTAAAGGTTTTGTATCAAATGCTAAAGCTCAAAAAGAAAAGGGTAAAGCTCAAAATTATAGACATTTAAAAGCACAATGTTATTATAAGTTGGCTGAATATATTAATAGTTCAAAAATTTTTGTATCTTGTACTGATGATAAGGTAATCAGAATGTTAACAGAGGAATTAGAGCAAGTAAGAATGCCTAATATAAACGATGTTAATAAGTTAGATGTTATCAGTAAGGATGAAGTTAAGAGAACTATAGGACGTAGTCCAGACATCTCGGACAGTTTGATGATGAGAATGTATTTTGAAATAAGTAAAACGACAACAAGATGGTAGATAAAGGTAAGATAACATTTACTCCAAATGATATAACAGTAGAGCGACCTAATGGAGATTCTATTGAGCTATATTGGAATGAAGAAGACCACTTTAGAATACACGTAGGATTAGAAAACAAACAAAAGTACTCACAATTACAACTTATTTGTTTATCTGAAAAAATATTAGATTTAATTAAACAACAAAACAATGATTAAGAAAATTAAACAAGCGGTATTATATGCAATCTACTTAGGTATACTTATAGGTACATCTTTAGTGGCTTGTTGGGTTTTAGGTGCTTTATTTGGAGTAGCTACAAATGGTTATAAATTTACTCTAGGGTACTTTTAATGTTATTTAAAAAGATTAACATAACGAATCAAAAACCGTTAAAGGTACAAGAGCCTCAATCATGGGATGATGTAACCTTTAAGCAGTTTAGAGATATACAAAAAGAGTCTGATTCATTAGGGAGGTTATCTATATTGACAGGTATTCCTGTAGACTTCTTTAATAAGTATCCAGACTTAGCGGATTACTATGTATATTTAGAGCATAATATGTCTTGGTCTAATGAGTGGGATGATAGTAAAAGTAGTGGAGAGGTATTTATTTTAGATAATGAAACCTTTTCTTTTCCTAAAGATGTTGGGATGTTATCGGTAGGATTGTATAAAGATATTCAAAACGAGGCACAAGAAAACAAAGATAGTATTCTAGATATTTATCCTTTGATTTGTGCCTCGTATTATCAAGTATTGAGAGATGGTGAGTATGACTATAAAAAGGCTAGTGGATTGGTTGAGGTATTTGAGAATCAACCATGTGTTAAAGTTTATAACGCTGCTAGTTTTTTTTTGAACAAAGTACAAGGATTGAGGAATGGAACGAAAGTAGGACTAAAAAGTCAAGTTATACGAATGACCAGAAAATGGCTGGGTTTGATAGGCTTACGGAAGTTTTCGGGTTTAAAACTACATCGGCACAATTAAGCGGAGGGGATTTGATTAAGGAGGAAAAGATATTAGGATTATCGGTTTATACGGTGTATAATCAATTACAGTTAAATAGTTGGATTGATAAATGCACTAAGAACTATGAGGAAATTGTAAGGAGTAAACAGAAAAGAAAATGACAAACGACAACTTAGAAGAGGTTAGAATATTTATAACAAATTATTATGACTTAGCACCTTGGGAAGCTACTAAAGATGATTTGTTAGAGATAATATACGATTTATTACAAGGTATAAAAGAGGATAATGCTACTTAAAGAACTAGATTATATTAACAAGCAAATAGCAGAGAGTTTCAACAGTAAGTTTGAAGCTCAATTCTCTTATGGTACAGGCTCAATATCTGATATGAATAATTATATCATTAATAAACAACCTACCTTACCTTTAATATGGTGGCTTAGAGATGATGCACAAACTATTAAGAGTACTGTGAAAGTTCCTAATTCTAGCATGACTATTAGTACAATTAGTGCTGCTTATATGATATGGGTCAAATCTGATATAGATGATACCTTAAAAGATAAGAATAATAACCACTACGACTTAGATAGTATAGCTGCTAATTTTATTGTAGCTATGGAGCAAGTAAAACCTAGTAGAGGTACTTTGACTGTTGACGGTGCAGATAATACAACTAACATTAATAAGACTGCTAGTGGTCTTGTAGGCGTTGGTGTTAGTATGACAATAGTAAGCCCTGATAATATAGATTACTGTGTAGACTGTGGATAGTAAGAACACAGCTAACATATTGCAAAAAGGATTAGAAGGTTTATTAAATGACATAACAGAAAACCTATACAAAAACAATAGAGTAGCTAGTGGTAAAACTGCTAAGTCTTTAAAAGTTGTTATGGATGTTAAGCCTGATGTTATCAAAGGTCAGTTGTTAGGGTCTAGTGTATTGGAGCAATTACAATACGGTAGAGGTAAAACTAAGAACGCTGGTAGTAATGCTTCATGGGAATCTGATTTAAGGAATTGGATGAGAATAAGAGGTATAGACCAAAGTGCATTTTATCCAATATGGAGAAAGATAAACGCAGAAGGATATGAAGGTACTAAAGGTTTAATAAGCGACCCTATAACCAAATTTAAAAACAACTTTGCTAAACAATTAAAAACACAAATAGTAAAAGATTTTAGTAAGAATGGCATTAACAGTAACCAGTAGACCAGCAAAAGAAATAGACGGTAATACAAGTACTTGGAATTGTACTAACCTACCTATTCAATACAAATTAAATAGCGACTTGTATCCTGTTAATAGTGTAGACCCAATTAGCTTTACAGCTTCTTTTACTAATAATGATGGGTTCTTACAAGTTGAATTAGTTACACCTTTGACTAATGTATTAGAAGGTGAATATGTTCAAATGACTAATGCATCTATTGATGAATACAATAACATTTGGAGAGTTAAAGAGGTTATAGATACTCAAAACTTTGTTCTTTATGTTGCTTACAATTCTACTCTAGCATTAGGAGAATTACAAAAGCATTATATTAACTACTTTTCAGAGGTTAAAGTTTTTGGTGGTTTACCATCATGGCACGTTGACTACGCATCTAATCCAATTATAGAGGTAGGAACTTTAAGAGTTATACCTAATGTGGATAATGATATTATAGCTTCTTTTAGTGGGATTATAAAAGCAGATATTACTTTCAATAACCAATTATCAGAAGGTATAGAGCTAAGTAGTTTTACAGGTTTTTATATTCAATGGAGAGAGGGATATGATGAGAATGTAAACGGTGTAATTGAAACTGTTTATACTGCATGGGAAATAGATGAGGTTGCTGGTTGTGGTAATGAGTTAGTTACTAATGGTGACTTTGCGACTGATTTATCAGGATGGACACAAACAGGGGTAGGAGATACCTTCGTATGGGATACAGGAGTAGCAAAGGTTAACTTAGATACTGATAGCAAGTCACAATATTTATATCAAGCGGTTGAGTTAGTAGCTAATGTAGAATACTTAATACAATCTAATATTACTAAAAGCGGTGGAGGGTTAACGTATAGGATACTAGGAAGTAATGACCTATCCACTTTTGATACTCTTATATCTGTTAATGTATCTAATACACCAAACCTATCACAGAGCTTTATACCTACAAACGACTATCAATATATTGCGGTTCAGTTTACTAATGCATCTGTACAATTTATAGAGGCTACTGTTGACAATGTATCTATAAGTCCTACAGTATGTGAGTATCTATTTTGGGGTAATAATAGTTCTTTACAGTTTCAGAATAGTAGAGGCGGTAATATGTACGATTACATAGGTAGAGATGTTAATAGTAAGTTTATGACTAACTTTAATATTCCTACGATATTTGATAATGAGTACTTTGATACTTCTATTATCTTAGATGGTTCTACCAATAAGGATTTAGATATAGCAGACATTGCAGATATGTGGTTAGTGGCTTCTGATATTGGTCAATCTGATAGTACTGCTGTATCATCATGGATTGATAGAACAGGTAACGTATCAGTTACTACGGTAGCTACACAAGAACCGATATACAAAACCTCTGGTATTAATGGTTTACCTTCTGTTGAGTTTAATGGCACTAATCAGTACTTTGCTACGGATATAAACCTATCTCAACCTATGGTAGTTTATACAGTATTTAAAGCAGACACTAAAAGTCAGATATGGGATTCTGACGAAGCTAGTAGAATGGCTTTCTTTACTACATCTACAGAAGGAAAACTAGCCTTATTTAACGGCTCAACATCTTTAGTAGACCCTGACCCATACGTATTAGGGAGTAACACAGTAGTAAAGGCTGTAATAGATGGTGCTAACTCTTGTATGTTTGTTGATAATGTTTTAGTAGCAGAGGGAGACTTAGGTAGTGTTCCGATGTTGAATACTAATATAGGTAAGTTTAGTACTAACTATTTAGATGGTCAAATATCAGAGATGATAATAGTACCATTAGATATAGACCCTTGTAAGAAGTGGCAAATAGATAATTACATAGGCTCTAAATATGATTTATATGATACTACATCATTTGGATATGTTCAAAACGAGTACGATAGTAATGGTGCTTTATTAAGAACTGAATTAAAAGATATAGATTATACAGATACAGGAGTGTATAGAGTAGAACCTACTTATAACTCTGATGCTGCAAAGATAGATATTCAATTATCTAGTGGTGAAACTTGTATCCTATCTGAAAAGAAAACATTTAATATTAATAGAGAATGTGCTAATCAAGATATTTATATTACGTGGCTTAATACTTTGGGAGGTTGGGATTATTGGAAGTTCACAGCAGAGAAAGACCATAACCTTAATATAGAATCAAAAGATACTATCAAGCGTAATGTATTTGCTAATTGGGATGATGCTTTTATAAATGGAGATACCCAACTAGATGCTATCAATACAGTAGCTCATAAAGAATTATCTGTATTTAGTCAATACTTAAACGAAGATGAGTTAAACGCTATTAGTAATATCAAATACAGTCCTAAAGTACAGGTTTTAGTAGGTGATAAATTAACTACTGTAATAGTAGACAATGATAATATTTTATTATTTAATGACGGAGATGAAGAAACTTTATACACTATCAGATTTAATATTCGCTTTCCAGATATTCAAAGCCAAAGCCAGTAATATAATTAAGGGCTTTTGGTATTGGGTATCCAATAAGAATAGCGAGATGTTTGAAGGTAGAAACAAGTTATGTAAAAGTTGTGATAAAAATAAGCGGTTTACTTGTGGTGAGTGTGGGTGTTTTAAACAATTAAAATTAAGGGTACTTAACGAGGGGTGTCCGTTAGATAAATGGTAGAGTTAATAGTAAGTAATGAGGCTTTAGATTTATATCCTGATGAGGTTATAAGTTTAACGATGGCTATAAATGATTTAGCTAGTATTGAAACTAGAGATGGTAGTTACTCGAATAAATTTAAGTTACCTAGCACATCTAACAATAATAGAATACTTGGTTATCCTAGTGAGATTAACTTTGTAACAGGGTTTAAGCCTACGAAGTCAAGGAACGCAAAGATAACTATTGACGGTTTAGATGTTCAAAACGGCATTATACAAATAGAACAATACAACCAAACAGATAACTCTTTTAGTGTTAGTTTCTTTAGTGGTAATACTGAGTGGTCTGATGATATATCAGATAAGGACTTACAAGATATAGACCTAACTAAATACAACCATTTATATTTACCTAGTGTAGTAGCTGCTAGTTTCTCAAATACAGAAGGGTATATTTATCCTTTTATCAATTATGGGAAATATGAAACTATCACAACTAATCAAACGAGTATATTAGATTGGTCACCAGCTATGTACTCGCATACATTAGTAAGAGAGTTGTTTTCTAGTGCTGGATGGAAAGTAGGAGGTAATATATTTAATGACCCTATTTTTTTAAAGCATATTGTACCATTTAGTAAGAGAAACTTAGAACAACCCTCAACTAATATTCAATTATTAGGCATATCTTATGCAGCAGCTAACGGAACATATGCAGCAGCTACTCCAATAGTATACCCTTTTAAAGTAACAGGTAATACAGGAGGTAACTATAACGCAGCTACAGGAGTTTATACAGCTTCACAAACTTTCAAGGCTGGTATTTATTGTAGTTTTATAAGGACTTTAGGACTCCCTACAGATGATATACAGATAAGAAGAAATGGAGTTGTAGTACATCAACAGTACGGTAATGCTACTACTACTATACTTGACATAGTTACAGGCGACCAAATAACTATTACTTTAAGATTAGGAGGTACTACTACTATTCCATACTTAGCACAAAATCAATTCTTGATACTACCATTATCATCTAGTATTGAAGGTAGTACTATGGATATGTCCTCAACTTTGCCAGATATGAAACAAGAGGACTTTATACGTACCATATTTAACCAATTTGGTATATTATTTACAACGGATAGCATTAGTAAGACGGTGTATTTAAATACGTTTGAAACTATTAAGAGCAATATATCTAACGCTTTAGATTGGACTGATAAGATAGATAATAGTAGAGAGATTGAAGTAGACTACACAGAGCTTGTTAGTGATTATGGTAAGGTAAACCATTTAAGGTATACCCCAAATGAGGACTATAAAGTAAATGTTACAACTACTAATATTAAGCCTAAGGGGGGTGATGGTAAAATAGAGATTGATAATGATTTCCTTAGTAAGAACAATGAGTTATTTGAGAGTGAGTTTGCTTGTAGTCAGAATACAACCTGTTTTAATGGTAACGCTACTGCAATGTATATCCCAAGGTTTACTAATCCAACAATCGATTATGATGCTCCTGATGTAGACCCTTTACCAAGATGTGCAATATGTGTTAGTGATGTTCCTGTATCAGAAGTTAGTAACGGAGCTATAACGACATTGGATATAGTTGGTGCTAGTGGAACAACTGTAGTAACTGATTTACCTTATCCATATTTTAACGTACCAATTACGAATATGTTAAAGGTTAATGCTATCGACCAATCTTTGAGCTTTGGAGATAACTTAAAACCTAATACTAAAAGCACTTTAGTAGATACATACTATCAAGATTTTAGTAGTATACTTAATAATCCTCGTAGAGTAACCGTATATTTGTTACTTAATGAGAGAGATATAAACAACCTCGATTATTTAACTCCTATTTATTTAGGTGGAAAACTAAACAGCTACTTCTACATAAACAAGATAAGTGATTACAGACCCTTAACAGGGGGAATAACTAAAGTAGAATTGATTTTAATTTCATAGAATGGCAGAAGAACAGATAATAATAGAGGTAGTTGTTGATAATTCAGCAGCACAAAAGGCGTTAACACAAAATACTAAAGCTGTAGATGGATTAAATCAATCTAATAAACAGCTACGAGCTACTAATAAGGAACTTAGTCAAGATTATAAAGCTAATTCTGTAGCTATAAATAAGAATAATGAGGAAATAGCTAAGAATAATGTACAGTTAACTAAGTACAAACAAGGTCAAAAGGCTGCTGCACAACAATTAAAAGCAACTAATAACTCTTTAAATGCTCAAAAGGCTGCATTAGCTGCTAATAAGAGAGCTATTGGAGATGTAAATACGGCTACTAAGCAAGGTCAAAAGGAATATAAAAGACTTGAAAAGGAAATATCTAAACAAACCAAGTCTTTAAAGAACGCTGAACAAGCACAAGGAACATTTACTAGAAGTGTTGGTGACTATGGAAGTGCTTTAGGTCAAGTTAATCCAGCTATGGGAAGTGCTGTTAGTGGCTTTCAAGCTATGACTAAGGGAGCTTTAGCCTTTATTGCTACTCCTATCGGTGCTGTTATTGCTGCTTTAGGTTTGGCTGTTGGTGCATTAACTGAATACTTCCAAGGTTCAGAGGAAGGGCAAAATGATTTATTAAAAATCACTAATAAGTTAAGTGCTGTATTTGGTGTTTTATCTGATGTCGTTCAAATAGTTGGTAAGGCTATATTTGATGCTATAAGTGAACCACAGGAAGCTATAAAAGAATTAGGCAATCTAATAGTAGAGAATGTAATAAATAGATTTAAGGCTGTTGCTTTAGTTGGTGATGCTATTGTTAAGATTATAAGCGGTGATTTAAAAGAAGGGTTTAAAGATTTAGCTAACGCTGGACTTCAAGCAGCTACAGGAGTAGAGGACGTAATAGGAAAAACAGAAGAGGCTATAGTAGCGACTAAAGAATTTGCAGCAGAGAAAACAAAGCAATTAAATGATAACTTTGATAGGTCTAGAGAAATATCGGCACTACAAATTTTTTTAGCAAAAAATGAAAGAAGAGTTTTAGTAGAAAATGCTAAGTTAGATGTTGAGATTGCTAAAAGAAGATTAGATGCAAAAAAAGAAGACCAATTTACAGCAGAGGAAAGGATAAAACTTTTAAGAGAGGCACAAGACCTAGAAGACCAATTTGCTCAAAACGAATTAGCTAACGCTCAAATAAGATTGAGAATTAAGCAACAAGAGAATAAGCAAGGTAAATCTAATAAAGAAGATAAATTAGAAGAGGCTAGATTAGAGGCGGAGGTAATTAAATTAGAAGAGGCTAGAGCTAATACTAAAAGAAAAGTAGAAAGCGAGATACAAACCAATATCAAGAAAAGAGATGCAGCAACAAAGGCATCTGAAAAAATAACACAAGATGCAATAGACAAAGAAAAACAAGCTGCATTTGAATTAGATATATTTAAAAGAGAATTAGCAGCTAATGAGCTAACAGATGCACAAGCAAAAGCAGATGCATTAATATTAATAGAACAAGATAAGTCTGCAAGATTATTAGAGAATGAGAAACTAACCGCAAGTGAAAAACTATTAATAGAAGAGGAAAGTTTACAAACACAAAAGGAAATACAAAAAGAAGCAGATGAAGAATCAGCAGATGAAGAAATAGCAACAGACGAAGAAATAGCCTCAGCAAAAATAGGTTTAGCTAGTGGCGTAGCTGGTGCGGTGTCTCAATTTGCAGAAGAGGGTAGTATAGCCGCTAAAGCTGCTGGTATTGCTCAGGTTGGAATAAATACAGCACAGGCTATTATAGCCGCATTTGCTACACCACTACCACTACCTGTACAGTTCGCTCAGGCATCAGTAGTTGGAGGTATTGGAGCTGCCCAATCAGCTAAGATTGCTGGTATCTTTGAAGATGGTGGTATTACTAAATTTGCTGATGGTGGACTATCTGACGGTGGAATGTTTGAAGGTGCTTCTCATGCTAACGGTGGAGTAAAATTTGCAGTAGGTGGAAAGATACACGAAGCAGAAGGAGGTGAAGCAATTATAAACAAACGTAGTACCGCAATGTTTAAACCTTTACTAAGTTCTTTAAATGCTGCTGGTGGTGGTAAGAAGTTTGCTAGTGGTGGTATTCCATTAGCTGCAAGTTCAACGGCTGGGATTGATAGTGCTATGGCTTCTGAAAACTCTATATCTAATCAAATAAAAAACCAAGTACCAGCACAAGTAGCAGTAACAGATATTAATAGAACACAATCGAATGTAAGTGTAAAACAAAGTAGAGCTAGTATATAAAAAAGCTAGGAGGGGAAAATGAACAAAAACCTCCTAGCTTATACCAATTGTTAACGACTCAAATATAAAACAATTATGATATATTATCACAACAAACTAAAAGAAAAAGAAAACATTTCATTAAAAGACTTTATAAAGGTCGTTGAGTTCTTAGATAATGAGGGTGTTATATCCAATAGATTTTTTAATCATCATACATACTACGAGTTTTATAAAGAGCAGTTAACTTTTTGTGATGAATATCAAGCAAAGCAAAACACCATGACCAAATTTAATATTGGTAAAGGTACTTTTCACACAATAAAAAAGAAGTTTAAAAGTTTTTGGACAAAATAATCTTTGGTTTATTTCGTATTTTGCAGAATATTATTTTTATTTGTGATATATGGAAGGTAAAATATATCTAGATGGTGGTTTTGGTGAGCATATTACATTGGAATCTGTTAGAAACTCTGTGTTAGCTCTCGGAGATATTGATACTCTAAACGTAGATATTAATAGCGGAGGCGGGGATGTTGATGAAGGATACGCTATTCATGATTATTTTGAAGGATTAAAAAAGCAAGGGATTACAGTAAACACTAATATAGTTGGTGTTTGTGCTTCTATTGCTACAGTTCCATTTTTAGCTGGTGAAAAAAGAACAGATTCACCAAACTCTTCACCAATGATTCACAACCCTTGGATGAATCCTAATAGACCTATGGAGGCAAAGGATTTTGAGAAAGCTGGTGAGTATCTAAGAGAAGAAGAGGATAAGTTAGCTAAATTCTATGCTAACAAATTAAACGCTGATATAGATGAGATTAAGGAGTTAATGAAAGTTGAGACTAGAATGGATAAAAACCTTTCTAGAAAACTAGGTTTCGTTAATGCTAGTTCTTTTGAATATCGAGCAGTAGCAAGTATTAAATTAGATAATATGAATGATAAACAAACGGGTCTTTTAAAAGACATAAAAGCGTTAATCACTAAAGTAGTGAAAAACGAAGACTCTCCTAAAGCGATGGTAATCACTTTGGAAGATGGAAGTACTGTTTACATTGATAGCGAAGATGGTGATTTAGTTGGAAAGATGATATTCTCGGAAGAGGGTGGAGAGGCTTTAGCTGATGGCTCATATTTGTTAGAAGATGGTAGAGAGTTAATGGTAGAAGGTGGAGCTATTTCTGAAATTAAAGAAGCAGCAGAACCAAACGAAGAAGCAGAAGCACTAGCAAAAGAGAACGAAGCTCTAAAGGCTGAAATCGAAACTCTTAAAGCTGCATCTGTAGAAAGTGTATCTGCACTAGAAGAGTCTGAAAAAGTAAATGCTGAAATGAAAGCATCTATTGACTCAATAGTTGAAAAGGTATCTGCATTAGAAGAAGAGAATAAAGCTATGGCATCGGTTACAGTAGGAGGTAAAGAGCCAATTAAAGCAGCGGTAAAAACTCCTGAAGTAAAAAAAGAAGAAAGCGGTCTAGCTAGTGGTTTGGCTGGATTCTTAAAATTAAACTAGAATATTAAAATTAAATTATAGAAATTATGGCTAACGCAATAGGTGTAAATTTAGATTATACATTCAACGGTCAAGAAACTCTTGACGTGTTTATTACTCCAGGAGTTCAACACCCTGGTATTACTGATTTGTTTACTGTTTTAAATGGTATCAAATCTAAAATGCAACTTGGTTACACTAACCAAATGGCACAAATCACTAAGGCAGATGATTTGACTTGTGGAAGAACTACTACTGGTACAGGTGTTGAGATTCTTAACAGAACTTTAGAAGTATCACCTCTTAAGATTTTCTTAGAGCAGTGTGGAGATGCTTTCAAAAACACTATTTATGAAGAGTGGTTGAAGGCTGGTAACGATGTTAATGATTTAACAGGTACAGGAGCAGCAACTTTAATGAACGCTTTAGTAGCAGAGGCTGCTGGTAGAGATGCTTTTAACATCCTTTCTTTTGGAGATACAGGAAGTGTAGATACTAACATTAACCAATTAGATGGATTATGGACTAGACTAGAAGCTGGTGTAATTGCTGGTGATGTATCAGAGGTTGCAGACTTCAACGCTGTTTTAGTTGCTGGTGAAGCACTAGCAAAAATGAAACTAGCTTACGAATCAGCTCCAGCAGTATTAGACCAACTTCCAGAAGCGGATAGAAAATTCTATGTAACTCGTTCTGTATACGATAACTTAGTTTCTTCTTATGAGTCTGTTTCTACTGGTTCTGATTTGCAAGTAGGTTACCAAGCTGATGGTATTCCTGTTGTAAGATATAGAGGTGTTGAGGTTATTAAATTATCTCAATGGGATGCTGCTTTATCTGCTTTCTCTTTATTGTCTACTCACAAACTTCTTTATACTACTCCTACAAATCACGTAGTAGGTATCGAGAAAGCTGGTGACGAAACTAAAGCGGATGTATGGTACTCTAAAGATGATGATATTGTTAAGACTTCTGTTAAATACAGAATGGGTTACCAATATAGAGCAGCAGGATTTACTGTAATTGCTCAAAGTCCATCAGTATAATTAAATAGGGAGGGTAATACCTCCCTTTTGTTTAACAATATAAATTTGTAATTATGGCAAATTGTAAGATTACGGCGGGTGTAGACTTGACCTGTGATGATTTAAGAAGATTAGGAGGATTAAATAATAGATTTTGGATTTATGCTCCATCAGATGTATCTGGTTCTACAGAATCAATAGAAGGATATATTGAGGCTTTGACTTTTGAAGTTGGTGCAAGTTCATTTACGTTTGATAGTCCAGATAATTCCTGTAGTGCTGGATGGGAGGCTGTTGTAGCAGAAGGTGGTAATAAGTTCTTTAATCATACTGTAGCTATTAAATTGATTTCTACTACTCCATCAGATGATGCTATTATCGAAGAGATGTTAGTAGCTAAAATGGCTGTTATTGTAGAAACTCAGAATCAAGAGTTCTTAATTTATGGTATCAATAACGGATTGAAAGCTACAGAAGGAACTCAAAATAGTGGAGCAGAAGATGCTAGTGATACTACTGATTCACTTACTTTAAGTGGCGGTGATAAATTAAAACCTAAGAGATTCTTTTCTGTTGATTATGCTACTAGTTTGGCATTATTAGAAGGGTATGAAACTCCAGCGGTGTAAAGACGTTTTGTAGTTGTTTTGTTTGGGGAGGGGTACTAGAAATAGTATCCCTTTTTTTAGTTATATTTGTTTTATGAAACTAACATCAGAACTAAGAGATAGTATATTAAAAGAACACTTTGAAGAGTGGTTAAAGGCATACACCACAAACGATAAAAAACTAATGTATACAGTACAACTTAAAACCGTAAAGATTCACGGTCAAAGATGTAACTGTACTACAAAAGCGGTAATGAATAAACTAAAAACTATGTATACTAATATAGGACTATTCACCAATTAGAATAGTCCTTATTTGTTTAATCTTTTCTGAATAGTTTAATAGAGTAACTTTATCTTTTAATACTTCATTAATAGATTCTATCTTATCATTATTCTCGTCTTGACTTTTTATCTTACCTTGTAAGGTTTCTAGTTCTTTCTTAATCATTATATCTGTTGGCATCATAATATTATCTTTCTTGTATTCTAAAAAAAGACCCATTTTCTAGGGTTACATTTTGGTTTCCTGAATTGTTTTTGACTTGTATTTTTAAGTAATCTCCTTGGTCTAATGTACCTCCATAAATGAGATTAAAAAAGGCTACATCTCTAGACCCTTGTAATGAGTTAATAGTTCTTGGTGTTTCTGTGTAATCTAAAGGAGTGAATGAGCTTGTAGCGTTGTCATACTTCATAAATCTTACACTAATATTATCGTTCCTATTACCTTCAATAGTTAAGCTAGATGTAAACTCAAACTCCCTAGGAGAAATTCCATCATGAGTTAATTCTCCATCTGCGTTACCGCTATAATGTACATCTCCAGTAGTTAAGAATATACCCTCTAAATCATACCAAGTCGA